CGATAAGCGAATGGGTAAAGAAGTGGGCAATGCCGCCGTGTATGCACAACCACACACCATGTCTGGTAAGGCTGTGGGTATTGAACCCAATCCCGGCAAAATGCCAAACCGCAGCAAAGCCGACACGGTCAATATGAGTATTGGCGCTATCAGCAAAGCTGCTGGCGACGAGCAAGTCAAAACCGACGGTATCAAAATGCGCGGTACTGGCGCGGCTACCAAGGGTCTTATGTCTAGAGGGCCAATGGCGTAATACATGACCTATGCCGAGTTAAAAGCAGCCATTCAAGCGTATACGGAGAATACCGATACGAGTTTTGTCACGGAGATTCCGGTCTTCGTGGAGCAGGCTGAGCAACGTATTTATAACTCGGTACAGTTCCCGTCTATTCGCAAGAACGTGACGGGTGTTGTGTCTACAGCGACACCATACCTTAGCGCTCCATCAGACTATCTTGCCTCATATTCTTTGGCAGTGATTGATACTGATGGCTCCTATGTGTATCTTTTAAACAAGGATGTTAACTTCATCCGTGAGGCGTATCCCAAGGCTTCAGACACAGGGTTACCTAAGTTTTATGCGTTGTTTGGCCCCACTATAGCCAGTAGCACTATCACAAATGAGTTGTCATTTATGGTTGGCCCAAAGCCAGATGCAAACTACACAGTTGAATTGCACTATTACTACTACCCAGAATCTATTGTTCAAACTCCTGTAGCCACGCTTGGTGCAATTACAGGGGGCAGTGCTTACACTAACGGCACTTATTTAAACGTGGCTCTAACAGGTGGCGCAGGTTTGGGCGCAGTTGCCACCGTTGTGGTTTCTGGCGGCGCGGTTACTTCTGTTACTCTGACGCAAGGCGGTACAGGGTATGTTGTGGGAAACACATTAAGCGCAACGGCCTCTACGATTGGCGGCACGGGCACATCATTCTCTATTCCAGTTGCCACCGTTGGTAACGCCCTTGGCACTTCTTGGTTGGGGGACAACTTTGATACGGTTCTTTTGTACGGCTCATTAGTCGAGGCTTATACCTACATGAAGGGCGAAGCCGACATGATGTCGCTGTACAACCAGAAGTACATGGAAGCATTAGCGTTGGCAAAACGTCTGGGCGATGGTATGGAGCGTCAAGACGCTTATCGTTCCGGGCAGTACAGACAGCCAGTGGGGTGATATAGATGGCATTTACCGGAAATTTCACCACAAATACTTTCAAGACTGGCTTGCTTGACGGGGTGTTTAACTTTGATACTGGTACGCCTCAAGTATTTAAGATTGCCTTGTATACCAACGCGGCTACATTGGACGCAACCACCACTGCATACACAAGCATAGGCGAAACGTCTGGCGGAAATTATTCGGCAACAGGTCAGATTCTGACCATTTCTCAGGTTCCAACAATAGGGAATCAGACGGGTATGGCAACAACATATCTGTCTTTTGCAAACGCCGCATGGACAGGATCAATCACCGCAAGAGGCGCATTGATTTATTTGGCTAACGGTACAACCAACCCAGCAATCTGTGTATTAGATTTTGGGAATGACAAGACTAGCGCCAGCACGTTCACCGTACAATTTCCCGCAATCACCAATACGTCAGCAATCATACGTATTTCGTAATCTAATCAAGGAACTTATATGACCACCGAAAAAATCACCGCAAACGATCTGTGCGAAGCGGCAACTAAATACAACACCATGCCTGAAGACCAAATGTCTATTCACGGCACGTATCACGCTGTTTGCTATGACGCCAACGGTAATGTGAAGTGGGAAGACGACATCATTAACTTAGTCACTACTGTAGGCAAGAACTTTACGCTAGACACCACGCTGGGCAACACCGCTGGCGGGGCAGTTGTAATGGGTCTTAAAGGCACGGGAACGGCTGTTGTGGCAGATACCCAAGCATCGCACGCAAGCTGGCTAGAAGTCGGTTTGGCTAATGCACCTACATACACGGGTAACCGCCCTACGCCATCGTTTAGCGCAGCGTCTGCTGGTAGCAAGGTTACATCTTCAGCCGTGTCGTTCTCAATGACCAGCACTGGTACTGTGGCGGGTTGTTTTATTAACATTGGCGGTAGTGCAACAAAAGACAATACGACAGGAACATTGTTCTCTGCTGGTGACTTTTCTAGTTCAAAAGCCGTTGTTAATGGTGACACAATCGCGGTCACGTACACAGCTACATTGACCTAATATGGCAACCGGATGGGGTGTAAACGCATGGGGTGATGGCTACTGGGGTGGCGGAGATGTCTTTGCCGACAGTGTTACAGAAACCGTTGCAATCACCTCATCTGAAGCGGCTACGGCCTCGTTTGGCGTTTCTGTTGTTGAGACAGCGGCTACATCCACAACTGAGAGCGTGGCAGCTACATTTGCTAAATCAATTACAGAGACGGCAGCAACCAGCACAAGCGAGAGCGTAGCGGCTACCTTTGCTAAGTCTGTATCTGAGACTGCGGCAATTGCGGAAACAAATGCAGCCACAACGTCGTACAACGAGTCTGTTACTGAAACCTCAGTTACCAGTACGACTGAGTCTGCTACAGGTAACTTCCCTGTTTCTTTGACTGAGACAGCAGCCATTACCTCTGTAGAGTCGGCTGTTGCCACGTTCTTGGACAGTGTTGCAGAGTCAATGGCAGTAACAGACGCTATCTTCTTTAGTTGGCTGGCTTCTATAAATGAGTCAGCAGCTATTACTTCGTTTGAGTTGGGTGGCACGTATTACACGTTAAGTGTCAGCGAAACCGCTGCAATCGCCGATGCTTTGTCTGCCATAACTGGGTATAACGTAAGCTGCACTGAAACGGCTGCAATCACATCTACCGAGACAGGTCGAAACCTATGGGTGATTATTGATGACAGCCAGACCGCGAACTGGCAAAATATAGCTAATTCCCAAACACCGGGCTGGACTGTTATAAACGACGCAGAAACAGCCAACTGGTCAACAATTTCTACAGTGTAGGAGCTTAAATGGCAAACACATCCCTTATTGGTTTAACGCTACCCACAACAGGCTCTTTGTCTGGTACGTGGGGAGACACCGTCAACAATGCCATTTCACAGATTGTGGACGTTGCTGTGGCTGGTACACAGACCATATCCACTGACGCGGACATCACGTTATCGGTTACAACTGGTAGCTCATCATCCACTGGTCTAACGGGAAATAGCTCTCAGTACGCAGTAATCCTATGGACTGCTGCTGGCACGGTAACTCGCACAATTACAGTCCCTGCTCAGTCTAAAACCTACGTGGTGATTAACAAGAGCAGCACTCAGTCAATTACTGTTCAAGGTGTAACAGGCACTGGTGTTACTGTTACGGCTGGTACACGGGCAATTATTGCTTGGGATGGCACTAACTTTGTAAGTGTAGGCGGTGGCTCTGCGGGTGGTTCTACAACTCAAGTTCAGTACAACAGCAGTGGCGCATTTGCTGGTTCCGCAAACATGACGTTTGACGGTACTAAGTTGACTGTTGGAAACATTCTTGATTCAGGTCTTACAGCCAGCAAGCCCGTCTTTACCGATGCAAGCAAGAACTTGGTATCTACTGGAACTCTTAGTGTTGACCAAGGCGGTACAGGTATAGCCACTACAACTGCGTATAGCGTGGTGTTCTCAGGCACAACAGCTACTGGCGCATTTCAAGCAACGGCTGGCCCCGGTACAGCAACTCACGTGCTTACAAGTAATGGCGCAGGCGCATTACCCACTTTTCAAGCACCTGCGGCTTCTGGCGTAACGCAAGCCAAGGCGACAATGATTAACTTTATTTTTAGCATCTAAGGAGCTATCATGGCAAATCCGAACCTTCTAGCCGCAACCACAGCTTCCGGCACAACCACGTATTACACCCCGGGCGGCACTGCTGCTGTTGTCCTTTTGCCAAACGCCGCGTCAAGCGGTCAGGTGTTCAAGATTAACCAGATTGTTGCGGCTAACGTGAACGGCTCTGCGGCAGTAGACACCACGGTATCTATCTATACAAACGGCGCTGTGGCTCAAGGCTCCGCTCCTTCGGGCGGTACGGCTTACCCAATTGTGTCTACCGTGTCTGTTCCTGCTGATGCTTCGTTGATTGTGACTGATAAGACCACTGCGATATATTTAATGGAAGGCACATCAATTACTGTTACATCTGGTACAGCCAGCGGCATTACATACACAATCTCCTACGAAGTCATAAGTTAAGGTGTAGCACCATGAGTATGCGCTATTTAGGTGGGTTCATCACCGCCTCGTACAACCCGTTGAAGGTGCCTAACCCACCGACGATTGGCACTGTTACACCCGGAAACGCGCAAGTCTCCGTAGCTTTTACTGCGCCATCTAATGTGGGTGGTTCAGCTATCACAAGCTTTACAGTACTTGTAACAGACTCATCAAGTGGCGCTACGTTTAGTAACACAGGTTCGGCTTCCCCTATCGTAGTGACAGGCTTGACTAACGGTAACACCTACACAGCAAAAGTATTAGCAGTTAACTCTTATGGCCCTAGTGCGTTTAGTGCACCTAGTGGTAGCGTTGTTCCAGCAGCCCCAGTACTTAGACTTTATACATGGGGGAATAACAATCAAGGTCAACTTGGTCAGAATGATAGAGTTGTCAGATCATCCCCTACGCAAGTTGGTGCGTTAACCAATTGGTCTCAACCACTTAATGGAAGTGGGTTTGAGTGGGCTACCACAACAGCTGGTACTTTGTTTGCATGGGGGTATAATGGTAGTGGACAACTTGCTCAAAATGATACAATTCGCAGATCCTCTCCAGTCCAAGTAGGCGCATTAACGAATTGGTCTGATAATGCAGACGGGGGCGATATGTGCGCCGCTATCAAAACCGATGGAACTTTATGGACATGGGGATTTGATTACGCTGGAAGTCTTGGTCAAGGTACTAGAGGTATTAACAAATCATCTCCTGTCCAAGTTGGAGCGTTAACTGATTGGTCTAAGATAGCAGCTGGTGGCACTTGTTTTTCTATTAAAACTGGTGGAGCTTTATGGTCTTGGGGAGATAACACTAGCGGACAACAAGGTCAAAATGATAGAATTCCCAGATCATCTCCAGTCCAAGTTGGTACGTTAACTGATTGGTCTCAAGTCTCACTAAGAGGTAGTACGTGTGTCGCTGTCAAAACAAATGGAACATTATGGTCTTGGGGGGCGAATTATATCGGACAACTTGGTCAAAATAATTTAATTTATAGATCCTCTCCAGTTCAAGTTGGCGCTTTAACTACGTGGTCTCAGGCAGTATCGTGTGTGTCATTTTGTGTAGCCCTAAGTACAAACGGCACTATTTTTGCATGGGGAGATAACAGTAACGGACAACTTGGTCAAAATGATAGAATTACCAGATCCTCTCCTGTCCAAATTGGCGCATTAACCGATTGGTCTAAAATATCAGCTAATAATCTTAAAATGTGTGCTTCTATTAAAACTGATAAAACGTTATGGACATGGGGATACAATCAATATGGAAGCCTTGGTCAAAATAATAGAGTTTATAGATCCTCTCCGGTCCAAGTTGGTGCATTAACAAGTTGGTCTAAGATAGTAGTTACTCCAAACGGTTGCTTAGCTATTACAGATTAATCAATTAGGTTGAGATAAACAGCGGTGGTGCATTTAGAATTGGTATGCTGAATTAAGGAAAAAACGAATGCCAAATTTTTCAGGAGTGTGGACACTACAATCGCAGATGCAAGCCATCGCTGCTGAGACATGGACAGGGCTTACTCTAATAAAACTGTATGCTTGGGGATATAATACTAACGGAGGATTAGGTCTTAATGACACAGTTAGCCGTTCTTCCCCTGTCCAAGTGGGGGCTCAAACAAATTGGTCAGAAATAGCAACAGGTAGTAATTTTAATGCGGCTGTCACTACTACAGGTACTCTTTTTACATGGGGAAATAATGGTAGTGGTCAACTTGGTCAAAACAACTATATTCAAGTTTCATCCCCTGTTCAAGTTGGCGCGTTGACTGATTGGTCTAAAGTAAACGGCGGCACTTCTTTTTGTGCAGCCATAAAGACAAATGGAACTTTATGGACATGGGGATCTAACGCGCAAGGTCGATTGGGTCAAAATAATACTATTTATAAATCCTCT